CTTCATTTTAACATCACTCCTGCGTCTTTTCTAGTTTTACCTTTTAAGTGATCGCAATACTCACTCATAAAAGTATTTGGCCAAGGATTACCGACTTTATCAATCCTAGGCGCTAAGTTGTGTGTTTCAATACCTCGTAGGTATTTTTTTCTAACACAATCCCACACATAACTATCGTGCCATTCTTTTTCATTATACAATAAATCTTTTGTATAGTAACGTCTTAAATTATATATAAAACTTTCTGTTATAGGTTCTTTTAGATTATAACCTATAAAACCACACTCACTATAATATGTAGGTCTTTCTATGTAAGATATGGCACAGTTTTCTGGTAAAAATTTTTCTATGACTTCTTTTTCTGTAATAGGTTTTTTAAATACTATATCTGCGTCTGCCCAAAATACATAGTCGTAATCACAATCAAGCATTAAATGAGTTTTAGCAAATACTTTAAAACAAAATCTTATTGCATCATTTCTATAATTAGTGCCTGGTATAATTTTACTGTGATCGTTAGGATCTGTACTATTAATATTTCTATGTCTATTTCTTTCAATAAACTCTTTGACTTCTGGATTGGTTTTATGTATATCTCTAAAAAATACATTTTCTTGTATGGGGTGCCAGCCTTCATGGTATACATATAAATCAAACGGCCAGTTATAGGTCTTCATAAACCTATGAGCATAATAATCGTATAACTTTTGATTAAATGTTGTGACTACTGCTATTTTCATTACCAACTTTCGCTATATAATAACTATCTATAATATCTGTAACAGGATTATTTAATTTACCCATATCAAACATTTTCATTAAATCAACTCTAGTATGTTTTGTAAAACTATCATACATTAATTGCTTATCTGCGTTACCTTTACCTGACGCATATTTCTTAACAACACTAGGTACAATAGTATCGTAGAGTATTGATGGTGACATATGTAATTTGTATTTGAGTAACCCACAATTTTCAGCAATTTGAAATACTGCTTGACCCTTTGAGCCAAATGAGTATCCTTCAATAAAAACTTGAGCTGTTTGTTGTCTAGGCTTGTGTTTGTGAATAATATCCAAAGCCCAAATAGATATATTATTAAATCTTTCAATGGGTGTGTTATAATCTTTAATTTCATAACCAAATATGTTTTTACCAAATTTTCCAATATATTTCTTTTTACTTGTTAAGAAGTGAAAAGAACATTTTTTAAAATCAAAATTGTCATCTGCTATACATATTGCAGGACTATTTAAACTATAATCAATTCCAACTATCGTCTGTTGCTTCTTCTGGTATGTCATGCTCACTATCTTCCTCTGATTCTACTTCGTACCCACAGAACGGACAAGTTAAAGGATCTAGGTCCTGTTCTTCTTCGTCCCATACTATGGTATATTTAGTAGTGCAGTTAGAGCACTTCTTTATGACTTTTTCCATTATAGTTTAAATTTTTTAAATTGATCTTTCTTAACGTCTTGTTTTATTCCACCAATGACATAACTTTCTATTTCTGTTTCTTGTGGAGCATTTTGTGTGCTTCTACTATTCAACCAATGATCTATCCAAGGTAATGGATTAGACTTTTGATTGTAAGTAGGTGTTAGTCCAATAGCTTTCATTCTTCTATTAGCCATATACTCTACAAATTGATGTAATAATTTTTCTGATAAACCTATCATAGAACCTTGAGAGAATAAGTAAGTCGCCCATCTTTTTTCTTGTTGTACGGCTTCATCATACATATGGTATACTTCTTTATCTGTATCTCTTATCACTTTGTCCATTATCTTGTCTCTTTCAATATCTCTATAATTGTTTATTATTCTTTGTGAAACTGCTAAGTGCTGACTTTCGTCTCTTGCGATAAACGAAATAATCTTTGCTGACCCCTCTAATAATTTAAGTTCGCCAAAAGCAAAACTACAAGCAAATGATACATAAAATCTTAAACCCTCTAGTATATTTACTGTGACTAATGCTTTCCATAATTTTTTCTTTAACTCATACTCATCTACTTTTGATTTATCTAAATGCCATTTGTGACCTGCTGCGATTAAATCATCATAACAAGCCGTGACTGATTCAGCTCTCTTTTCAATCTTCTCATCTTTTATAATAGTATCAAATACATCACTAGGATCAGAGTATAAATTTTTAATTATATATGTATAACTTCTACTATGAATTGTTTCCATAAAATCCCAAGTGACAATACAACCTTCTAGTTCTGGTAATGAACAGAAAGGTAAGAATGCTAGACAAGGACCACGACCTTGTACACTATCTAACATTGTTTGGTATTTTAAATTAGATGTAAAAATACTTTTTTGTTCTGGTCTTAACTCTGCATAATCGTTTCTATCTTTTTGTAAAGATACCTCTTCTGGTCGCCAGAAGTAACCTAACTGTTGTTGTGTCAACTTATCAAATATAGGATACTTCATTGTATCATATCTTTGTACAGCCAAGTCTTCACCAAAAAACATTGGTTGTTTTAAAAAACTGACATCTTTACCTTTATTAAAAACTGATCTACTCATTTTTATTGTTTATCCTTTACGCCGTAAAAAAATTCTTCATCATCACCAAAAGTTATCTTATGTTTATCTTCTACCGAATACTCAATTGATGATACTTTAAAGTCAGGAAACTTTAATTGTTTCGGTGAATATGATTTATCATAAATCAACATTCTATTATTTGGTTGTGCAGCGAAATAACCATTGTCTAACTTTATAATGTTAAATGATTTATGTTGTGTAGGTAATTCGCTAAAAGTAGTATTTAGTAAATTACTATCCGCATGACAACTATCTATTGTAAACATATATGTGCCCTCTCGCCACACTTTACTAGGACTATAATACTTTGCTCTTTGTCCTTTTAAAAATCTTTTTTCTAATACAGATATGTGATAACTAAAACAATCCCATAGTTCTAATTCTTCTAACCTCATTTCACCTTCATAATCTTTTTTCCATACAAAGGCTGATAGTGGTAGTTTATCATATACTGCTCCATACTCTGGTAGATAAGTCTCAAAATATAACGCACGACCTTGTATAGATTTAACAGTTACCCATAGACCCTCAACTAATTCGCCGTGGCCTTTTTCTAAATCGTAAAGATATTCTTTCTTAACATATAACTCTATTGGTGGTAAGTTTGCTTGTAAAAACATTATATAGTACACGAGTCACAATTCTCGTCCTCCTCTTTTGATTTATCTTCTTCTGGTACATTATCCACAAAACCTATAGGGTGTGATGGCTCGTCAATATCTTTTTTTGCATCATATGTGTTTTGATAATAAGATGTTTTCCAACCTAGTTTATATGTTGTCAACAAGTCTTGTGCCATTTGTGATAATGGTACCTGATTGTCTTCAAAGTGTTCTGGATTGTAAGACCAATTACCACTAATTGCCTGGTCAAAATACTTCTGCATTATAGAAACTATATTAATATAACCTTCATTTGATTTCATATCCCATAATAATGTATAGTCATTCTTTAGTTTTTTATAATCTGGTACAACTTGTTTTAGTGGACCTTTCTTACTTTTCTTTACACTTAAATAGTCTCTAGGTGGTTCAATGCCGTTTGTAGCATTTGAAACCACACTAGAGGATTCTGATGGCATTTGAGCAGAGAGTGTGCTATGTCGGAGTCCGTGCTCTTTGATTTCTTTCCTTAACCACTCCCAATCATAAGTTAGATTTCTGGTTACAACCTCGTCTATCTCTTTCTTGTAAGTGTCTATCGGTAAGATACCATCGGAATATTTTGTTCTATTAAAGTATTCACATTGACCTTTTTCTTGTGCCAATTCATAACTTGCCTTTAATAGATAAAACTGAAACGCCTCTGTTAGTTTATCAACTTGACGCCAACCTAATTTTTGTTCATATGAATAACCTATTTTTGCTAGATAGTGAGCAAGACCTATATAACCTATACCTAAACTTCTTCTAGCCTTTGTAGATATTTCAGCAGCCTTAACTGGATACTTTTGTTGATCTATAATTTCATCTAAACTTCTAACAGCCAAATCGCATAGTTCTTCTAGTTCATCTAACTCATTAATTTTTCCTACATTGATTGCTGATAATATACATAAAGCAATTTCACCCTCACCATCAATATGTTGTATAGGATCTGTGGGTAAAGTAATCTCTTGGCATAAGTTTGACATTCTAATTAAATCTTTAAATGATGAGTGAGTATTACAGTGATCTATATTCATAATATAAATTCTACCTGTCTCTGCTCTTTCTTTTAGTATGTCAAAAAATAATTCTTGTGCTGATACTTTCTTTTTCTTAATACTTAATTTTCTTTCAGCCTTTAAATACAACTCGTCAAATTCTGGTGTACCCCAGGCCTCATAGAGTTCAGGTACTTCGTGTGGTGAAAATAAAGTTATATC